ACGGAATGTACCCGCCAGGCTGGATTCCCCGCTTCGAGGAGATGTACAAGCTCTGGAAAGAGACGAATGCGGATCCAGTGACTGGGACGCCGGTGAAGAACTGGCCGGCGATCAGCCCCGCGGAGTGCAAGATCCTGCTCTTCGCCGGGGTGCGAAGCATCGAGGATCTGGCAGAGGCGAATGAAGAGTGGATGGGCAGGATCGGAATGGGTGCCCGGCGATTGAAGCAACTAGCGCAGGACTGGATTTCGGCGAACCAAGCCCAGGGACCCCTCGTGGCGCAGTTGGATACCCTGCGGCAGACAGTTGAGGCGCAGGGACAGCAAATCAAGGCCCTGATGGAAGCGAACGCGAGCCTGGCGCGAGAGGCAACGGAGGCCAAGCAAGCGAGCGTGGGCTCGAGGTTTCCAGTCGGCATGCCATCCCCCGAGGATCGGCTGGCGGACGTTCGGGACAGCAGCAACGCGGATGAGGCTGAAGCCCTCGACGACATACTGAAGAGCTGACATGGCCGAGAAAAACCTTCTCCAGATCGTGCAGGACTTTTGCAAGCGGGTGGGGTTGCCTGTTCCCCCGGTTGCCGCGGGCTCTGGAGACGACACTACGGTGCAGGTTGTAGCCCTCCTGAATGAGGGTATCCAGGAGATCTGTGATAGGTACGCGCTGCAGCAGTTAATGACCCGCTGGAACTTCACCCATGCAAATGGCACAGATTTCCTGGCGCTGGATCTAAAGGCTGGGGCCTCAGACTGGAAGTACAACGCTCCGCTCACGATCTGGAATACGGCGACCCGGCTGCCTCTGCGAGGACCGGCGACTATTCAAGAGTGGCAGCAGATCATCGTGATGACGGTGGCTCCAGCCGTCTACACCTACACCCTATATGGGGATGCGATAAGGATTTATCCGGTTCCGGGAGATATTCCTGGAACTGTCTTCTCCTTTTTCTACCAGTCCAAGTGCGGAGTCACCGACGGATCTGCCCTGTTCGAGACCTACGAAGAGGACAGTTACACCCCCCGGCTCCCTACTTACCTGATTGAGGCGGACCTCAAGTGGCGGTGGAAAAAGGAAAAGGGACTGCCTTATGCTGAGGACTTTCGCACCTGTGAATCCATGCTGGTGGACGCAGTAGGACGGACGCCGAATCCAGTACTGAATCTTGATTCCGGGGATAAACAGTACCTGCCGGGGATCTTCGTGTCGCCAGGTAGCTGGAATCTCTAATGCGGCAGCCTACACAGGACTCCATCCCCCGCGACCGCGGAGGGACTAGCCATGCCACGCATGCCGGCGCTCCCGTTGGAGGACTGAATACCCGCGACTCAGTCGTCCATATGGACGCCCGCGATGCACTGGTGCTGGATAACTGGTTCCCGCAGGCCAGTGAGGTGTGGCAGCGAGGTGGATATACTTCCTTTGCTACGGGCATGACCGGGATTATTAAGGCGCTGGCTAGCTACAACGTACCTAGCGGAGCGGATCAGTTTCTCGCGTTCACCGACGCGGGAGCTTATGATATTACCGCCGGTGGTGCTATCGGCGGGATTATGACGGGAAGTGCCCTCACTAATGGTTATGTTCAGACACTGAACTTCACCAACAGCGCCGGGGATTCATTTCTATGGATCTGTAATGGGGTTGACACGCCCAAGTACTATGATGGAGCAGCATGGACACCTGCGGCAATAACTGGCCTTATTGCTGCTGATATAGTCCAGTCCTGGATATTCAAGCATCGAATCTGGTTCATCGAACAGAATACGATGAACGCCTGGTACCTGCCGATTGACTCAATTCAGGGCGAAGCGACGCAGTACCCGATGGGGAACTTGTTCCGTCGGGGTGGATATCTGGTAGCGGGAACGAACTGGACCCTCGATGGAGGCGATGGACCGGATGATGCGCTGGTGCTGATTACCAGCGAGGGGGAATTAGCCGTGTTTCAAGGCACGGACCCCAATAGCGCATCAGCATGGGCCCTATCTGGAATCTTCTATGTTGGGAAACCCGCCGGTAGGAAGTGCTTCTTCAAGCTCGGGGGAGACGTCGGGCTGATCACGGAAAGTGGTATTTATCCGCTGTCGCGGGCCTTGCAGCTCGGGTCGATGAACTTCGCTGCAGCACTGAGTAACAAGATTCAGCCCAGTGTGTCGGCGGCGGTGGCTATCAGTGGACCATATGCGAAGGGATATGAAGGCTGCGTGTATCCCAAGACAAATGCGCTGATCGTGAACATGCCAAACGTAGCGACTGGTAAGGCTACCCAGTTCGTTATGAACACGATTACCGGCCAGTGGTGTACGTTCTCCGGGTGGAGTGCTACCTGCTTCGAAGTCTTTCAGGGACAGCTATACTTCGGTGATGCCACTGGGGCAGTACAAAAGGCTTGGACAGGGGTAAGCGACGCTGGCGCGGCAATTACTGCTACCGTATATCAAGCCTACCAGTACTTTGGCTCCTCAGCGCGGATGAAGAAGGTAAGGTTACTGCGATTCCTGATGGAATACGATGGTTCGCTGGACATAAAGTGGGCTATCTCCGCGGATTACAGTAACGTAAACATAAACTCCTTTTCCCCAGGTGGGGGAAGCCCCTCCTGTGCGGTTTGGGACGTGTCGGACTGGGATACCAGCTGGTGGTGCCTGGATGTGAACAGGAAAAAGCAGTGGCGAGCAGCCTTTCATACCCCGGGCTACGCATTGAGCCTGCGTATGATTACCTCTGGCCTTACCAGTGATCCAGTAAAGTGGGCAGGAACGGACTTTATCGTTGATCCGGCGGGGATGATGTGATAGCACCACTGCTTCCCCTCGAAGTGACCCTGGCTGAACCAGGTCTTCCCCCGGGGCGAGCGGCTATTCTGCGACTTGAGAATGAGATCACGAAGTTACCTCAAGCAGAGTGCCCCATTAGGCATTTCTTCGCCAAAGGAGTGTTTGTCCGCGAGATTACTATTCCCAAGGGAGTAGTTCTAACCGGCTGCATCCATATGTTCGAGTGTGTTAGTACCTTGGCAAAGGGCAGCATTGTAGTAACGCAGGGAACAGAGGTAGTGCAGCTAACTGCTCCCTTCACAGGTTTCTACGATGCTGGAACAAAGAAGGCAATTTATGCGGTGGAAGAATCAGTGTGGATGGATGCCTACGCTAATCCTGATGATGAACGGGATATAGAGGTGCTGGAGGCTCGTTACACGGCGAGTTCCCACCAAGAATTCCTTCATAGAGTACAACCATTACTGGAAAAATCATGGTCTGGGCCGTAACTGCAGCTGTCATTGGCGTAGCTGGGAGTGCCTATATAAACAGCCGAAACCAGTCTAACCTGAATCAGGCTGCCCAGACCCAGGGACAGCAAAACCTGGAAACTGCGCGACAGCAGAACCTGCTGAATAACCCGAACGTCACAGGACCGTATGGAAGTCAGTCCTGGACGATAGGGCCGGATGGTAGGCCGTCGCTGACGCAAACGCTCAGTCCCGACGAACAGTGGGCGTATAACCAGAATAACGCTCTGCGGAGTGCTACTAACAGCCGGCTAATGGAGTCCTTCCCGAATCTAACGGCGGGACTGTCTCAGCCTTTTGGCATTCCTGGCAGCCCAATGATGGGGCTGGACGCTAACTATGCTCCCCAACCGGGAGATATACAGCGAGACCCGAGACTGGGCCAAGCCGGGCCGATTCAATCCGGGCTAGACTTCAGTGGAGCACCGGGAATGCCTGTAGCAAGCGATGCTACTCGACAGGCAGTAGCGGATGCGGTTTACCGGCAGGGAGCGAGATATCTGGATCCACAATTCCATGAGCAGCAAGATGCCATGACCACGGCACTGGCGAACCAGGGGATCACGCAGGGAAGCGTGGGGGCGCAGCGCGCGCAGGATGCCTACGATAGGTCGAGGACGCTGGCGTATGGGGACCTGGGCGACCGCGCTACGCAGCAGGGTATAGCCGCGATGAACACGCTCTTCAGTGAGCAGATGGCTGCAAGGCAGCAGGGAGTTAATGAGACCACAGCGCAGGGGCAGTTTGGAAATGCTGCACAGTTGCAGGGAGTTAATGAACTGCTCGCTTCGATGCAGGCGAGGAATACGGCAGCCACAACCGGGGCAAACATTGCAAATCTGTCTACGGGGGCGTATAATGCTGCCCGGCAGCAAGCTTACAATGAAAAGATGACTAATGTGACCACGCCGATTAACCTGTATAACTCGCTGAGAACGGGGTCGCAGGTCAACAACCCTGCATTTCCAACAATGACTCCTACCTCTATAACCCCGCCTCCAACGCTTGCGGGAGCCCAAGGGCAAGCGCAGATCAATGCTGCGAATATTAGCAGTTACAATCAGCTCCTTGGTGGAGGTATGAATGCGTTTTCCAACTACTTTGGCCAGCCGCACAACCCGACGATGTTCTCACAGCCAGCGGCGCCAATTACTGATTACAGTACGCCAGCAGAAGGATGATAGATCATGGCTGATCCATCAGTTGCACTGAACGCAGGGATCCTCCCTCCCACGGGTCTTCCCCCGGAGCTGGCAACTCAGCTCTCGCAACTGCAGATCCGTCAGCAGCTCGCGGAGGCGTTGCTGGCGAAGAGCCTGCAGGACGTGCCATCGACAACGCCGGGGCCCTCCGGGAACCCCTATGCGCATGATACAGTCAACATCGGGGGGATGCTGAATCGGATGATCAACGCCAGGACGGGGAGGGAGCAGCTGGATCAGATCATGCCGCAGGAGATGGGACTCGCGCAGCAGGGTGAAGCAATTCGGCAGCAGGACCTAGCGGGGGCGTTGCAACAGGCCTTGGGTGGGCAAACTGCTGGACCCTACGAGGGCGGGTCGATTATGAAAAAGCCTGACCTCGCGGGGGCTGTTGCTCGAGCCCAGTTGAGTTCTCACCCCGCCGTGCAGGCTTGGGGGCAGGGAATGCAGAAGTCTCTGCTCGAAGCACAAATGAAGATGCTGGCGACCCCGGAGGTGGCGGCATCGGCATCTAGATATAATACCCCGGGGTCTGTTGGTAACTCCGTTACTCCTATGACTGGGGGCTTTCCCATAGGAAACACGTTTAATCCTAGCTTGTGGGACCCAAAGGCGCTTCATGTGGAGGGCCCAGGAGGAGCACAGGGAACACTGTCGCCTGTAGTGGGAGCACAGGTTCAACCAGCGGGAATGGTACGAGCAGCCGAGCCGGGGCTTATTCCCTCAGCTGAAGGTGATGTTGGTGCTACCCTTTCGCGAGACCCCACAGGGAAGATCTCGGTTCTTCCAACTGCAGCAACAGAGGGTAGCAAGCAGCTAACAAAGGATATTCAAGAGAAGCTCTCCACCGGCCGGGATGATGCAGTTAACTTCGTTTCAACCGAGCCGAAGTTAGTTGAGGCATTGAAGCTGCTCCAGAACGCTGACCTGGGAGCCGGTGGGAAGAACATTACCCAGGCTCGTCAGTGGATGGTCACAATGGGAGTTGATCCTGACGTAGCTAACAAGGTGAGCGACACGCAGACCTACGTCAAGACCATGATGAGCCCGGCGGTGACAGCTGCCAGGAAATTCAATTCCCGTGCCACGCAGATGGAGTTTGTGCAGTTCATGCTTGCCTTTGCCGCGGATCAAGGGATTAGCAAGGGAGCTGCGCAGAACATCATCACGCAGATGCTGCTGAACGGCCACAACGACTACGCGCAGCACACGAAGGATATTGAGCAGTGGAAGGGGATTCCCGGGGCGAATACAAAGCAGTTTCTCGTTCCCAACTTCCCAACGCTCAAGAGTACTGCGGAGCGCATGATGGCAACTGGGACACCAACGGATATAAGTGTACTCCCAGACACTGGGATGGCAACGGACACCCTGGCAACCAAGCGACCAACCGGTGGAGGCCCTATATCGGGAGGTAAATACCCGACCCCTAAGCCCCAGGCAATTCAGGACTTGAAGACTAATCCTGCCTTGGCCGCGGAGTTCGATGCCAAGTATGGAGTTGGAGCTGCAGCCTCTTACGGAGTGAAGTAATGGCGATTCCCCTGCAATATAGTCCCGAGGAAATGGCAGCATTTAATGCTGCTAGAGATAAACTGAGGGCGGAGGAAGCGGCTGGTGCCCCGGGGACGTACAATGCTCCAGGAGAAGGTCCAGTTCCCGTTGCTGCGAAGGGGAACTACTTCGATAAGTATGATGAGCCTACTGTGCCAGCGCCTCCTCCTGAACCAGCTGGCCTCGGGAAGAACTACTTCGACAAGTACGACGAGCCGAAGAAGACGCTGGGGGATTATCTGCAGGCTGGGACCGTCCGCGCAGCCAAGGACTTTGGCTCTATAGTGACAGGGGGAATAAAGGCAGGACAGAGTCTCCTGGGAATGCCTGGGGACGTAGACGCCTTTCTAAAGGGCATTGGTGCTCCGCCTATATTTGGAGGTGGGCACTACCCGACGACGGAGGAACTGGGAGATATCGTCAGCAATGCAACGGGAACAAGCTTGGCTAAGCCAAGCACTGTAGAGGGGCAATTCCTGGAGCCCATGACGCAGGGAGCTGTTAGTATGCTCTCGGGGAACCCACTGGTGGCAGGGGTGGGAGCGGCGGCAGGAGGAGCAGGGGAGCTGGCCTCTCGCTTCCTCGATATGGGAGCAGGAGGAGATAAGTCAGTACCAAGGAGCCTCGGAGAGTTGGCTGTAATTGCTCCATTTGCAGCAGCCAGTGCCTTCCGGCCGGGGAACGTGCGGGCCTTGCAGCCCGTACTGAAGACTTTGGGTCCGACGAAGGAGGCTGTATTAGCCGCGATCGACAGGGCAGCTAATAGAGCTGATGTAGCGGCGACTACGCTGAGTATGCCCCACACGAGCCTCTGGTCACAGATTCCAGAACTCGCGCCGGAGGTGAAGAGTCTCCGGGGAACCCTCGCGGGTCAGCCTCTGAATGAACAAGCCGCAATGGAGTTGGAGGCTATCAAGCGAGAGGTTCCTCCAAGCCGGCTCTCAAGTCTAA